AATTAGAAAATAAAGAAAGAACGTTGTTTGCAGGCTATCCACGTTTCGCTCAAAATCAATCAAAACTTCATAACTACTTTACAGAGGTTGAAGTCGAACAGGGCGATGTAGTGTTCTTTCCTGGTTGGTTGAGTCATAGGAGTCAACCTAACAAATCTACACAACGTAGAATTGTAATGGGTATGAATTGGCACTGTGAGTTAGAACGCCCACACCAAACAGACAACGACCATATAACGAGGCAAGATGTTTAGTATTTTTAATAAGCCAAGCACAATAACATTAGATTGTTTTACTGATCAGCGTGTTATCTATGATGCGTATGAGCCTGAACTTGCCAAGGACACAATGCCTGAATGGTGGAAGAAGATGGCATCAACACGTAAGTTTGATAGCATGACATATCAAGGCTTAGACAATGCTACACTAAAACGTTGTCCACACGTAAACGAATTACTAACAACAGGCGTTATGTTTCCTGCCTGGATGCAATTAAAAATTAAAACATTTGATCAACCTGATCAAGCAATGATACAAACGTATCCAGAAGGCAGTCCTGTTATACCACATGACCCACAAGACTATGCACACCACAAGCCAAACATGTTTCATGGCAAGGTAATGAGTCCGTGGCAGATAAGAGATACAAGCGGAACCAAATGGTTATGGACAAGTCCGCAATGGCATATGACTAATCCAATAGAGTATTGGACAGTTCCTGCTATATCAGAGTTCAAGTATCAACATGCAACTATTGTTAACTTGATGGTACCATTCAACAGTGAACTAACTATAGAGCCGGGTGATCCGTGGCTACACTTGGTACCACTAACAGAAAAACGGATCGAATTAAAAACACATTTGGTTTCATCAGAGGAACTAAACAAGATGAACAGTCTTATGATGGGCGTAGGAAGTTATGCACGTTTTATAAACCGAATGAAAAAGAAAGGAAAGTAATGCGATTATTAATTTTTATTTTAGTATTATTTGCGGCAGTGGCAGTTTACACAGACACAGGAGTAGACTTTGAGGATACAAAAACTATAGAGGAGTTAGGTAAGTGAGTCCAAGCAACGAAGAAAAACTAATGAGAGATATAGAATTGTTAAATGTAAAGGTTGACAAATTACAATTAACACTTGAAGCATTAGACAACAAACTAACTAAACATATAGGCTTCATTGATAAAACGTATGAAGGTTTACGTAATCCAATTGATGCCGCGAAAAGGTTTTTGAAAAGATGATAGTAAGCAAAGATAACATTTTTAATATTGAAAATCCGTTTCCAAGTTGGCTTGTACAATACATTGAGGATCAAACTAAAGATGTTAATTGGCAGTTTGTAAGTGTACCAGAAGAACACGAAGAAGGAGACAAATACAAGACTCCTGCACTATTCACTGATGTTATGTTTTGTACACAAAGTAATATACTTGATGACCACAAAGAACTTACAAAGTTATTGCACACTGCACTGACACGTGATATTATTCCTAACACAATACCAGATGCACAGATCAATACAGTAACACGTACAAGACTAAATGGTACTGTACAAAATGTTTACTATGGTCCGCACACTGATGTAAGCAACAACGAGCCTGGACTATGGACGTTTGTTTACTATGTTAATGATGCAGACGGTGATACAATATTTTTTGAAGAAGATGGTAAGACCGAATTAACAAGAACAAAATATAAAAGAGGAAATGGTGTACTGTTTCCTGCACACTATTGGCACACGATGGACTTGACTACTGTTCCGTTTCGTGTTACAATAGGTATGACATATTCAATAGAGACAAAACTAAATGGCTGATAAATTACCTTTAAAAGATATACTTGGTGCAATCGATATGAATGCAAAGGAAGTATGGGACGAACTTACTGATGAACAACGTAAGGCCGTTAGTTTCTTTTTGCTTAATAGATATTGCAGTGTAGTCAAAGGTAAACGTGAAGCACAAGAACTTGCAGTGTTTAAGACTAATGAATATTATAACAAGAATTATTTTACAGTTGCTAAACATCAAAAACTATTATGGCAACTGCTATGCATGACATCTAATGAAAACAAGTCTATTCAATATCATGAATGGATTGGTTACAAAAAGAAAAAAGGTGCAACAAACAAAACAGGCAAAGAACTTGAAAAGATATTTCCTAACATGAAAGCAGATGAAATACAGATGTTAGTTAATATGAATAAGAAAAAAGATATAGAAAAATTTATAGAGGAATTCAATGGCCATAATTAAAAAGAACGGAAGACTGTTTACATTTGGTTGTAGCCTAACAAGATATCATTGGCCAACATGGGCAGACATCTTAGGACAAAGTTATCAAGAATTTTACAACTGGGGTAACAGAGGTGCTGGCAATAGACAGATTATGGAACGCTTCAGTGAAGCATGTTTACGTCATGACTTTACTACTGAGGACACAGTTATTATACAATGGACTGACTATCACAGGTTTGATCATCACAAGTGGGATCCAGACTTGCCAGAGAGTTGGTATCCAGGTGGCAACATATTTGTAGACAATGCCGCTGATTCTGTTAAAGGCTTTGTAATGAATAAGTTATGGAGTGAACGTTCGTATATGATGCATACATTTAACTCTATACACGCCGCAATAGGTATTGCAAGAACAAGTTGTAAGGCAAGAATCATAATGATCTTTGGTACAGACATGAGAGAAGAAATAGTACAAGATCCGCAATGGGCACCGTACAAAAAGATCTTACAAAACAATTACTGGATTGAAAAGGATATGTACAACTGGATGGTGCAGATGCATGATAACCGTTTATCGTTCAAAGGTGCAAAGTTAGGTAACTTAGATGAAGAACCTACATTAGATTATCACCCAACGCCTATGATGTATTATGAATATTTGCAAAAACGTATATCACCAATGTTAGGTGTAGGTATTGATAAAGCGTTTGCACAAAAATATCAAAAAGTATTAGAGGAAGTAAATGACTACAAAGATATCGGAAAAGCAATTCTTGAAGCAGGTTACGATACAAATAAAAGATACGCAAGGGGTTACTAACGTGTCTGACAAAAAATTTGTATGTCCATACTGCGGTACATCATACTCAAGAGAAAAGACTCTTGCAGTTCATATGTGCGAAAAGAAAAGACGTGCATTGCAAAAGAATGAAAAGCATGTACAGTTAGGTTATTATGCTTTTACAAGATTCTATGTACTGTGTCAAAACATTAAGAAAGAAAAGACATATCAAGACTTCTGTGACAGTCAATACTATAATGCATTTGTAAAGTTTGGATCTTTTGTAAACAACGTCCGACCACTGTATCCAGAAAAGTATATTGACTATGTAGTAACAAGTGGAGTTAAACTTGATCACTGGTGTAGAGATGAACTGTATGAAAAGTATGCAATTGATATCCTAAAGAAGGAAGGGGTTGAAACAGCAGTAGAACGTTCAATCAAAACTATGATGGAATGGGCAGATGAACAAGAAGCACCATGGAATGATTATTTTAGATACGCAAGTCTTAACAGAGTAACACAACATTTACGTGATGGTAAGATTAGTGCATGGCTTGTATTAAATTGTGCAAGTGGCAAAGAGATGCTATCCAAATTCAACGATGAACAACTTGGGATTGTATATGCAGTAATGGATCCACAACATTGGGCAATACGATTCAAACGCAGTCCTGTTGATGTAGAATTGGTAAAAGAGATTGCCCAAAAGGCTAACTTGTGATTGACTTTAACCAATTAAACGTGTATAATATTAACTATGAATAACAACAATTATCAAGTAATCAGTAACCATATGGGACCTGATGGAGAAAGTATAGATAGACTTTACGGCAGTCCTGCAAGTGGAGGATCAATGAGATTGATCAACAGAGATTACACACAGTATAAAGGTGGTATTCATAAACGTGCAATCACTTTAAAAGACATTGACAAGACAAAGTTTAGAAGTCATGTGTATGTTACAGATGATGATAGATGGTTCAATAGAAGTGGTATGCCGATAAACAAACCAACTAACTTGGTGGGACAAAATGAAGACAAAAAAGAAAAAGAAGTCGAAAAAGAAATCGACCGTAGTATTGTCGAAGCGGGTGAATAAAAGAGAAATAGAAGGATACTACATACCCGGAGATGGTACAATACAAACATTGTACAAACCAAAATGGTAATACTGTACGGAATATTATTTCTATGTGCGTGTTACGTAATACCCGTATTCATGCTATGGTGCATGGACAAAGAAGAGCCAAAATAAAATGCCTGATATAGATATAGACTTTGCTGATAGAGATGTAGTGCTTGGTAAGATCAAGCATCGTGTCGCTAAACTTAACACAGGCAAGAAACACAACACTGGTGTATACACAACTGAGATTCCACACAATCCTGTGGACAACTTATCTACGATCGAACATAAGACAGCAGAAGATAGAGGTTACTTTAAATTAGACTTTCTAAATGTTTCGATATATAAAGATGTAAAAGATGAACAGCATCTTTTAGAACTCATGAAAAAGGAACCATTATGGGATTTACTCACCGCTCCAGAATTCAGCAACAAATTGTTTCACGTAGGAGAACACAGTTCTCTTCTAAAGAAGTTGAAGCCAACAAGCATACAACAGTTGGCGGCAACGTTAGCAATAATAAGACCAGCCAAGCGACATCTACAGGACAAGCCTTGGAAAGAGATACTACAAGAAGTATGGGTAAAACCTGAAGACGGTTCCTATTACTTTAAGAAGGCACATGCGATGGCTTATGCACAAGCAATCGTAGTCCACATGAATCTGCTCTGCGAACAGATCCAACAATAATTATTTAGGCTTTTTTACTAATTGTACTGAACGTCTTTTCACTCTTTTGAGTGTAAGGTTCTTTAAGTTCACTGTAGGTCCGTGAACAATTTTTACGTCTTTGCTGTTCATGTTAACTAAACAGTATCTAAACTTGTCCATCTCTTTTCTCAAAAAGATGTTGATAGGTATCATGCGGTTGCTTTCCCACCACCATGTTTCACCCATCTCTAAGAACAAGTCTCTGTGCCTATCTGTTTGTAACTCTGAGTAAACGTACATGCTTGTAATAAAATTATCCTGATTACAGACTATACCAACGTACTCATTGCCACCATAGGTAACAACACTTAAAAACGGAAATTTATCTTCTATATCTTTTCTTAACATCATTCTCTAATAAATAGTATTATGCAACTTATACCCAGATATTTAGTCAATGCCAAAACCAATCTCGTAGCAAATGTGACTACGGGCACAACAACGGAGTTAAGACAAGTGTACCAGAAAAACTTAAAAATTTTTAAAGGTATCGACAACAAGTTGACCTTTGAAATAAAAAATAATGACAGTAAGCCTATAAGCATACTTAATACTTATACGCCACACTTTACAGCGTTCGATCATGCTAAAACACAAGTGCTTACTAAAACAGGAACAATAAAAGAAACATCAACGCCTAACTATAAAGGTCAGTTTGAAGTTAATATTACTGCAAACGACTTACTAAACTTAGACGATCAGTTACTAACTTATACAATTTACTTGACTAAGGATAGTGACAACAGTGAAGTAATCACTTATGCTAACAGCCACTTTGAGATGATTGGTACCATCGAGTTGCACGGCGAAGCATTCCCTGGTCCGAAAGAAGCATACTCCGTTACGTCTTTCACAGAAGTTCAAAACTCTGACCCAGTTGAATACAACAGTGAATCAGTACCTGGTGAAGCGGCACTGAACGGCAATGATGCTTTGCACACTGCGGCGATATACTCAACTGACTTTACAGGTACAGTAACTATCCAAGGTAGTTTGGAAAATCAAAATCCAAGTAATTGGGTAGACATTACATCTGTAAGTTTAACTAATCCAACTGAACCTACTCCAGTTAATTTTAATGGTGTGTTTTCATATTTGAGAACCAAATATACAACAACAAATTCTGGAACAATTGATAAAGTATTAGTCCGAAATTAGTTGACTTTTCGCTCATAATATACTATAATAGTATTATGAGCATTGTATTCGAAACACTACAGTTACATCTACCGTCTAAGAAGAAAACTACTCCAAGTGGTTGGACTTCTTTCAATGCACCCTGTTGTGTACACAATGGAACCAATGCTGACAAAAGACAACGTGGCGGACTAATCAATAACGGTGAAGGTGGTATAAGTTATCATTGTTTCAACTGTGGCTTCAAAGCAAGTTGGGTTCCAGGCAGACAGTTAAGTTATAAAATGCGTAAACTGTTTCAATGGTTGAACACACCCGATGACGTAATTACTAAACTTGCTCTACAGTGTTTACAAATTGCAGAAGTAGGCATGAGTGACATAGAAGTAAAACTGCCTAAGTTTGATAAGAAAGAATTACCCAAAGACAGTAAGCCTATCGGCAAAGACACACCCATAGAAGTTATACAGTATCTACAATCAAGAAACTTATACTTGGAAGATTATAACTTTCATTGGTCACCAGAATTAAAAGACAGAATCATTGTTCCGTTCTATCACAAAAAAGAAATAGTAGGATACACTGCACGTAAGATCAAAGATGGTAATCCAAAATATCTAAGTGATCAACAACCTGGATATGTATTCAATCTTGATGCACAAGATTATAATCGTGTACATACTATAGTTGTAGAAGGTCCTTTTGATGCTATTGCAGTAGAAGGCTGTGCATTGCTTGGTAGCGAAGTCAAAGATCAACAGGCCATGCTCCTTAATAGTTTAAATACAAATAAGATAGTTGTGCCAGACAGAGATGAGGCAGGTGCTAAACTTGTAGAACAAGCAATCGAACTTGGTTGGAGTATTAGTATGCCGGAATGGGGCGACAACATCAATGACGTCAATGACGCTATAAAAGCATATGGTAAAATTTATACACTGTATTCAATTGTATCATCAAGTGAAAAGAATGAATTAAAAATTAAACTACGGAGTAAAAAATGGTTTGGTTAAAAAAGGTATGGGGTAAGATCACAAAGCCTTATTGTGATTGGAAAGAGAAACGCAGAATGAAGAAGCGTATCGAAGAACTTAAAAAAAGGGATCCGTTTATCTACAAGTAAAATGATTATGACAGAGTTAACTAAAGGCATTGTGAATGTTGTAAAAGATACCTTGGACGAAAGTTTATTACTCGCCATTATATTTTTTATTGGACATATTATAATAGCAATGATTGTTGTAAGTGCTATCACAGGTGCAAGTATCTGGGAAGCAGGAGCAGTTGCAATAATAGAACCAGCAATTAATTCTGTATGGTTTTACATACTACACAAGATTTGGAAACGTTACCGCGGAGGTAAAAAATGATAATTTGGGGAATGGTAGGTAACAGTCATGATGCATCATTGGCTGTGTTCAAAAAGGAAGATGACAAGTTAGAATTGTTGTGGGCGGCACTGAGTAAGGACTTCAGTAACGTTGATAACGATCCGCACTTCAATCATACTATTATTGAAGTTGCAAGAAAGAACTTCGGTGAACCACATCACGTTGTTTGGTATGAACGTCCTATGTTAAAAAGCATTAGACAGTTGTGGGCAGGTCAAGGTTGGTTGTTTGACGAAAACAATATTAAAAAATATTTAAAGCAGTGGAACGTTAATGTTCCTATATACACTGTATCACATCACGAATCACATGCGGCATATGGTTATTACACAAGTGGTTGGAATCACGGTAACATAATTTGTATAGACAGCATTGGAGAGTTTGAAACACTAACAATGTGGAAAGGTGAGTCAGATTCACTAACAAAGATTAACAGTCAAAGTTATCCTAACAGTTTAGGACTTTGGTACAGTGCAATGACACAACGTTTAGGTTATGAACCTAACAAACAAGAAGCAGTAGTTTGTACACTTGCAAAGTCAGGTAGTCCATACAAGTATAAACAACGTTTATACGATGACTTCTTTGATGTATCGTTTGATCCATTATGTAATATCAAGTTCAAGGAGAACTGCCATAGAGGATTAAAATGGTGGGCACCAGAGATTAAGGATATTGATAACCTTGCGGCGGCTGTACAACATGTATTTGAAGAACTATGTCTTAACCTTACATCAAGCATACAGTTTAATAATCCAAGTTTCAATCTTGCTGTAACAGGAGGTTGTGCTTTGAATCGAGACGCAATGAACAAGGTTAGAAAGAACTGGAAAGGTTTTTGGATTCCACCCAATCCAGGTGATCCAGGATCATGTATTGGTGCTGTATTGGCTTTGGAGAAAAAACATATTGACTTTAATGAAGAAGTATGGTATAATAGTAGAACTAAAAAAGGATTATCTTGATGAATAAAGAGTATGGTTATGATGTGCAGAAAGTATATCTGCAAATGATGTTGAGCGATGCACAATCTTTTGTGCGTTGTCAAACTATCTTTGATCATACTTTATTCGATCGCAAATTACAACCAGCGGCAGAGTTTATGAACAACTATGTTGCAGAACACAATGCATTGCCTACAGAAGAAATGGTTAATGCAAGTTGTCAAACTGATCTTAAGATTCCAGAAGGACTACGTGAAGAACACTATGATTGGTTATTGCAAGAGTTTGAAACGTTTACAAGACACAAAGGACTTGAACGTGCAATACTTGAAAGTGCAGAACTACTTGAAAAAGGTGAGTATGGTCCTGTAGAAGACAAGGTCAAGAACGCAATCCAGGTAGGACTACAAAAGGACTTAGGTATTGATTACTTTGATAATCCTAAAGCAAGACTGCTTGGACTAAAAGATAACAATGGACAAGTAAGCACAGGTTGGAACACACTTGATAGAAAACTGTTTGGCGGATTCAATAGAGGAGAACTAAACATCTTTGCAGGTGGATCAGGAGCAGGTAAGAGTTTGTTCTTGGCAAACTTGGGTGTGAACTGGGCATTGAATGGAATGAATGTTTGTTATCTAACTTTTGAATTGAGTGAGGCATTGGTAGCAATGCGTGTTGATAGTATGTTCACAGACATTCCAACTAAAGAAATATTTAAGGATCTTGATGGCGTTGAGATGAAGGTTAAACTAATTGGTAAGAAGGCTGGAGCATTCCAAGTCAAGTATATGCCAAGTGGTAAGAACGCAAACGACATTAGAAGTTATTTGAAAGAGTATGAGATTAAAACAGGACGTAAGATTGATGTACTGTTGGTTGACTACTTAGACTTGATGATGCCTATGAGTAGAAAGGTATCGCCAAGTGATTTGTTTATTAAAGATAAATTTGTATCTGAAGAACTACGTAACCTTGCAATGGAATTAGGTTGTGTGTTTGTAACTGCGGCACAGTTGAATAGAGGTGCGGTAGAAGAAATAGAATTTGATCATTCGCACATCAGTGGTGGACTATCTAAGATACAAACAGCAGATAACGTGATTGGTATCTTTACAAGTAGAGCAATGCGTGAACGTGGTAGATATCAGATACAACTTATGAAAACAAGAAGCAGTAGTGGTGTTGGTGCAAAGATAGATTTAGAATTTGACATTGATAGTTTGCGTATTAGAGATCTTGAAGAAGATGATGACACATCAAACTATTCAAGCAGTACAGGTAGTTCGGTACTAAAAGGTTTACAAAGAACAACTGATACATCAGAACCACCAGAGCCCGATGCAGGTGATCCTGTCAAAAAGATAAGAGCAGATACTGACAGTACCAAACTAAGACAGTTCATTGGAAACCTTGGCAATGATTAAGATAGTAGACGATGTATTTCCCGAATGGCTACTAACCACAATCCAACAGAGCATATCAAATTGTAAGCAGTGGGAGTATGGCAGGGTAAAGAGTGCATACGAAGATGAGTACGAAAACTATTACAACTGTGTGCTTTGGCACAAGAACTATCCTGAAATGGAAGATCCACTAAAAGGTTTATCAAACGTAATGGCAAGTTGTTTTGCACTTGAACTATTACCCAACGGACCAAAACAACTTGAGGTACTAAGACTAAATGGTACGACACCATCAAGTAAACAATACCCACATCGAGATTGCGATATGATCGCAGATGACACAGAACGATTGAAGAGTATTGTATGGTGGCCCTTTGGCAGTGACGGAGACCTCCGTTTCTGGGAACAGCAAGTTGACATAGTCAATCCTTCACAGGTCGTGGAGTACAAACCCAATCGTGCTGTGATATTTGATTCAAGCATTCCGCATGCCGGCAATCCACCCTCTGATTGGCCCATGCGTGTTAGCATCAACAGTGTTTGGAAATTAACCTAAAAACAAAAATATTAAACATCGTGGGTAAAAATGCCACCCTGCGACAGACGTCTTAAATGCACGAAAATCACCCCTAAATGGCTCTTATTTGTCGACTTAACAGGTTTCGCATACATTTGTACTCTTTTAGTGTTTTTACACGAGCAACGGTGTTTTAACCGCTTTTAACACCCCTATTAAGTACGCATATAAATATGTTTATGCAAGACTTTATTAAAACATGGGACAACGAATTGGATACGGAATACTGTCAATCTGTGATTGATTATTACAATCAACAACAGGGTACACGTATACTGAATCGCCAAACTGCAAATGAACAAGCACCAAAATTAAACAAGGACGGTGCTATGCTCTATGACGAAGGGGAGACTGGTACTTTTGCCCTCAGCATGAATAAACTACTCAAACCTTATTATGATTGCATACACAGATGTGTAGATGATTATGTCAGCGAGTTTGGTATATTTGAAAATGTCAATCCCATACAGTTGAGTCACAGCATTAAAATACAGCATACTCGTCCCAGTGAAGGTTATCACATATGGCACTGTGAACATGCAAGTAGGGACACAGGACAGCGTGCCATACTTGCAATGGTTTACTTAAACACCGTTGAACAAGGAGGTGAAACTGAATTTTTATATCAGAGCCGTAGGATTGATGCCCGAGCTGGGCGAGTCATGTTTTGTCCCGCAGGATATACACATACCCACAGAGGTAACCCACCATTGACCGGCGACAAGTATTGTATCACTACTTGGCTCGAATTTACTCACTAAATACAGTATGCACCGTTTTGTTATAATGAGGAATGGCGAACTCGAGACATACACACAATGGGAAGATATCCCACAAGTGTTTGAACACGTGATCGAATTTGCACCCACTATGCCAGAACCACCGCACACTGAACAACAACATCAAGAGATGGGTCAGTGGAACACAAGATTACAAGAACTTGTAAAGAGGGAGAGAGATTATGCCAGCAGTAACAAGAATAGGTGACGCCGACGTCGATCACTGTAGTGGAATGACAAGAGCAGTAGGCTCTCCGAATGTATTTGCCAACAACATACCTGTGTCAAGACAGGGCGATGACAACACTGGTCACCTGTTACCGGGTGTGCCATGTCCAAGTCACTCAGCACCAATTGAAGTGGGCAGTCCCACAGTTATCACCAACAATGTAGGAACGGGAAGAGTAGGAGATGCTATCGCAGGCTGTACGAGTGTAGCCGCGGGTAGTCCAAATGTTTTTGCTGGTCCTTAATAAACACTAACTGATAGTGCGCCAAGGCGTTGGTCTGCTGGCTCCAGTTTCCCACACAAGTTCTCCTGTTGAGATAACAGTACCAGTCATGAATCCTTTACCTCCGTTACTACCTATGTAACGACAAGGCTTAACTGGCTCGCCCTTGTAGGTCTTTTGTATGTGTATACTCTGGACACCACGTTGTTTTATTCCTGCCATAATACTTCCTTTTTTAAGAAGTATTTATGATATGTTGTATGCAGTTGAGCTTCTTACATATGACCTCACTGTTTTAAAAGGGTCTTTGTTACTTCATTAAGACGTGCTCTCGAACACTGTTTACAGTTGTATTTAAATGGTCAACGGTGTAGATCGTGTATAATGGTGTGTTTATAGGTGATTTGTAGTAAACTATTTGTTACACGTATGCGGTGCAAACATACATCCAAGTATGTCCGCTATGCCCTGGAAGTTGGTAGGACCCGTGTTATCCTGATCCTTAGGCTTGTCTGCTTGTTCCTTGTCAAGATCGTTCCATTCCTTTTCTATCACGTGCTGATCGTTTTCAGCAACCTTTGTGGGACTCACACAACCATAGAAGCTCAGCATCACGAGTGTGACAGCAAGTAGTAGCCATATCTTTGTGTAGTTGGGGTTCATGTACTGTAGTTATCCCGCGAAGCGGTAAAGCGCCAGATTATAGCCGCACAGCGGTACGCGGTTTTTTAGAACGTGCGAAGCACTGCGG